CGAGGGCCGAGACAGCCTCACCGATCATGTGCGAGAAATCGAACACCTTTAGCGCGTGGACGAAGCCCATGAACGACACCTGGAACTCAGCCGGTATGTCGCGCTCGAAGCGCACGTCAACGATGAGCGGGCTAGTCACTTCAATGATCGTCAACCGCACTTCGTTGCCGTCGGCATCGGTCAAGACGATCTGCGATCCGACGTGGATGCCCTCGTCAAAGTAGTCGTCGCCAGTGATCGTCGCTGTCCCTTCGTCGCCAACTCCCCAAGCGTCTGCAACATCTTCGACAATCGTCATCATGCGGTCGCTGAAATCCGGGCTCTCGTAGGTGAGGGAACAATCGAGGAAGACGCTGTCCTCGACGTTCTCGATCTGTCGCGACGCGAACCGCTCGATGAACCTCTGCGTCTCGCCGTTGATGGTCCGTTTCACCACGACGTAGACTGCGGTCTCGTTGCCCTCTGGGATGGTCGCGACCGACTCGAACTCCCCGTCGGTATCGTGAGTGTGCCAGGCGATGACGTCGTGCTGCGGCATGTAGGTCATGCCAAGAAGGATGCCGTCGTCCCTCACCATCCACACTGTTGAATCCGGCCCCTTGGCGTAGGCCCAATCTACGATCTCGTGGTTATCAAGAAGGTGCTTCGCCAGGACTGACCGCTCGTCGTCAGCGGTGTATCCGTCCTGCTGGAAGTCGTAGTGGAACTCTCGGACTGCCTGGCCCTCTGGCTGCGCGAAGAGAACTCGTCCGCCAACGGCCAGAGGGGCGATGTCGCCGCTCCCGTAGTGGGCGTGCGCCTTAGCGTCGATGGACGCCGGGCCGATTGCTCCGTCTCTAGTCCCCTTGATGACATACTCGGATGACGTCGTGAAGCCGAGGAGAACGCTGGAATGGACTAGCCCTCGGATACGATCCACTGTCAACGCAGCTAGCGTGAACTCGAAAGCGTCGTCATCGCCTGCGGGGACAGCGGCGCTGAAATCTCGGTAGTCGCCGAGCCGAGAGCCGAAGATCGTATCCGGCTTGTTGTTCGTACCGGCCAGCATGAGGCGCTGATCTACGAAAGCAGCAACCGACGGGAAGTTGTCTTCGGTGTCGAAGGTGATAGGCGGTGGGCCTGGCGGCATATTGGGAAGCGGGATGACTGGACCATCGGTGCCTGGATTCTCTCCGCTGAAGATGATGGTGGTCGTGGCCGATGACTTAACGCGCCTCATATTGTGCGGCGTCGTACCCTTGTACATCCAATAGATCGTGGCGCCGACAACCGCGCTCAAGGTGAATTGCCATTGCAAGAACTGGCCCTGAATCTGCTGCGGCGTTGACGTGTACGACTCGTCGGCAGCTATCGCGGAAAATGCAACCCATCCAGACACTTGGCCGAACGGTTCCAGCAAGAAAGGCGTGAACGGCTCGAACGTTAAGAGTGTAGGCGCGGCCGTTGCCGGAGGCGCCTGGAGTGTGCCATCCGGGTCGATGATTGGCGTGGTCGAGTAGTCCGGGGCTTGCCCGTCGTCTAGGAAATCAGGCCCAGATGTCGTTCCGACGTAACCGTAGACGCCTGCGTTCCTACCTCTGTAGACGTTGTAGCCGGAAGCTCCACTAACCACTGGTATCGCTAGCGTTAACGGCTCAACCGAAGAAATGTTGTAGACCGCGCTGAGTGGTGCTGAGCCGAACGATTCCCCGCCTGTTAGCCCGCTGATTGCGGTAACGACATACCACCATTGCTTGATTGGGTTGAAGGCAGACCCAATATCGTCGCCGTCTGTGACTGTAGGGGTGGCTGGCGCCTCAATCCTGGTCAAGTTCTCAAGGTCGATCAAATCCCACGATGCCTCGGCCAGCCTCCTCAACTCCTGTGGCGGATGGTTCTGGTGCGGGATGAACATGACATCGCCGGACTGCGCGGTGCGGCCCTTGAGGGCGGCGACTTCTTCTGCTGTGTAGGGAGTGACGATGGTGACTGGCGTGCCGTCGGCCTCGGGGCCGAGAACGGTGAACCAAAGATCCCGCGGCGTCGGCGGGGCATCCCAGGTTATCCCATCGGTAGAGGTGAACAAGTCGCCGCCGCTGTATTGATCGCCGAGGCTGCACGGCGGAGCGAGAACTCCGTTACCTGTGCCTGAGTCAAGAGCCTTGAGGACTAGGTGATATGTCGTGCCGACAGCTAGAGGGACGGAAGCGTCTGGGTCTAGAAGAGTGAACGAATACTCTTTTTTTTCAGTGGTGAGCGCCTCGGCTTCGAGCGTCGTCCAATCGGTGAAATCTAGTCCTGGCACCACGGAGCCTGGCTCGCCAGCGTTGTCGTCGTAGATGGCAACTTGTACTCCCGTGAGCGAAGACCCGAGTAACGCATCGAGCCACACACGTATCTCTGCGACGTCAGTAGCGACAAGCCTTGTCGATACGAACCCCTGCGAACACCACACTCTCGGAGAGTCCATGTTCACGAGATGCTGACTTGTCGTAGATCGAAACGTCGCTATCTCCGGCGAGTCGTCAACCAACACCCGCGCCCCATTCCTTATCACTCGGATATGCAGGTGTCCGAACTCAAGGATGTAAGCCTCGCTCTGATTGAACACGAACGGGATGAGCATGACGGGACGTTCGACTGACGCGAGCGCTAGGTCTTCTGAGGTTGTGTCGTCGCCTCCAAATACGTCAACGCCATACTTTTCGTTGAGGTAGGCAAGTACGCCATTGGTATCGCCAGTACTCAGCGTGGTGCTGAAGAGGATCAACTCGGCAATGGCATTGGTAGGGTCGGAGACGCTGTTAGCGTCGAGAGTAAAAAGCCCCTGGAAGAAAATGTCAGCGTTGTTGGCATATCCGATAGAGATGTCAACGCCGTCATGGATTACGGTGTGCGTGTCATCAGAGGAATTGCGCCTGATAGCCGTAATGTGGCTCGATCCGGGCGCCGGGGAGATAGATGACGAAATAGCAATGGGGGTATCGCCTACGCCTTGGTTGTAGCTGATCCTAACCGGACCACCAGTCGTAGGCGGGAGAGTGATGCCTTCTTGCAGCGAACTCGTGCCATGGTTGAGGCCAATGGGGTGGAACGGAACCGAACCGGCCGCATTCGCGCGCCACACCACGAAGGCTGTCCATCCTGCGTCTGCCGCAATGAGGATCGCTGGTTCCGAGACGCCAACGATTGTCATGCAGCGATTAATGGAGCGAAGCTCAACCGCGCGACCATCGAACACGAAGTTTGTACGGACCTTCGGCCATAGCGTCGAATTTGGAGGTGGCCCGGAGATCATGTGATTGCCGTTACCTGAGATGTCCGGCCAGTTGACGGTCAGGTCGGTATCGTCAGCGTAGGCGGTCAGCGATGTCGGCGCATCTAGCCAAAGGGTAGGCCCCAATGCGAGGACGTAGGCTGGCGTTGGAACTGGCTGAGGTGGCGGGATAGTATCGACCAACTGCGTCCCCGGCCGATTCCTGAGCCCTCCCTGCGGCCTGATCGTGAAGTTGCGGCACGTCTTCAACCATGAGCGATACGCCGCCAAGTCCACACGCGCATGGAGCGACGGCGCGACCTCGCCGCCGACAAACGACGCCTGCTTGAGCGGAGAGCCCACGGGCTAGCAAAGCCTCGACGTGTAGAAGTCGGACGGCGGCTGCGCATCTGGCTTCTCCTCGTTGTAGGCGGCGGCGGCGGCGATCCCTAGGAAGCGCTCCGCCAATTCAAGAACTTGCGTGATCGTCGCGTCGGACTTGTCTAGCGGCCTCGCTACTGCGGCGGCGAGTTGCCACGACAACGCCTTGATGAACTCAGGCGAGTAGATGGTGACGTCCGTTGCCCTCATCGTGTAGATGAGAACGGCGGGTGGTTCCACGTCCATGAGGATCACTCGGCCTGAGCCTGTGCCGTCGTTCTCGATGGCGTACTTCATGGACTCGTCAAATTGGCGCACTCGCATCCCGTCGGCCACCGCCCGCGCCTTCAAGCAATCTGGTGGGAGCACGTAGCTATAGCCCCACTCTTCGGGCGGGTCTTCGTTGGCCGCAACGAGCGTCGCCCGTTTCCTTGCGAACGGCCAGTTGGCGCGAGAGAGCACGAGGTCGAGGGTGTCGTCGTAGTAGACCTCGAAGACGGAGCCCTCGACGGTGCCGTCCCCCTGACCGCGGAACGCTTCGATGAACTTCGTGCTTTTCAGAATGCCAAGCGCCAGGTTGCAGATGGCGACGTCTGTTGCGGCCATGGTGCTAATACCCAGGCTTCGTCTTTGGCTTAGTCTTGGGTTTCGTCTTTGGCATTACCCCTCCAGAAACGGGGCCGGAGACCGAAGCCTCCGGCCCCTGAGACTTACTCCTTCGGCTTGTTCTTGGAGCCTGGCGGCCTGCCGCGACGGATCTGCTGCTCGTAGAACGTCGTCGGTGTGTCGTCTTCCGGCTTCTCGACCTCCTCCGGCACGTACTTGTCGGCCAGGACGGCCGCAGGCCCTAGATCCTGGTCCGACTCGAAGGTCTGCCCTTTTTCGACGATGCAATCGTTTACAAACACGGTTTCCAACGCGACGTACTTATGGACCGCCATGCTCCTCCTCAGTTACCCGACCACGTATGGCGCTGGGTAGGACCTATAGGACTGGACATCTCGTGTCATGAACGCCGAGAAGTTACCGGCGGTGAGAGGCCCCGTGGCGACCGTGTACCGTATACCGAGGAATTGCAGGTAACTCCCCAGCGGGGCCATGAACGCCAAGAGCGTGTTGGAGACCGTACCTGATGGCGTCATCTGGGCGATGGAGAACGCCGGGCTGGTGAAGTGAACGGTCGGAGTCGTCATGGCGGCGGCGGCCGAACTCTCGAAGGTCACTGTTACCGTCGCTGCCCCGCCGGCCGTGGCGGCAGTGTCCACCTGGACGACAACCCACATGGGTTGGCCGGCGCCCAGGTCGCGAGTCGAATCCGTCTGTGCGGCCGAGTTGGTCGCGGCCACTAGGTCGTACTCCGAAACCATGAAGGGAAAGGCCACGAGCTTCGTGTCTTTGACGTTCGTGCCGATAGCCGTCACGGTGACGGCCTGGGCGTCCGAGAATTCTTCTTGTTTGCTCAGGATCATTTTCCTGCCCCTTACTGCACGCCAGCTTCGGCGTTGATGAGTTGATCGACTCGGCGAACCGGCACGCCCAGGAACCTGAGATCGAAGCCAGCGATTGCATCGTTGATGGACAGGACGCTTTGCTGCCTGGACATCGCGTGGAGCTTCAGGTGCTCCTTGACGGTGCGGTTCATGTAGAAGAAGGGCTTACCGGTCGAATTCGGAAGGCGCTCCAGAGCCTTAATCATCGTCACGATGAGTTCCGTGATCGTGAACGTGGAAATGAGTTGGGTTCCGGTCTGCGTCGCAAGGACGGCGGTGTCGATGTTGCAGATGCGGACGGCGTGCCGCCAATCCTTGACGTGAAGGCCACACTTCCACTGGAAGCGGTCGCCGTAGGCACGATACCGCGAGGTCGTTAGCGCCCCGGTGCTGTTCGCCTCGAAGGCGTCGATGAGCCCCAGCGGTTCGTGGATGAGACCAGCCTGGGAGTTCTTCGGGTAGATGCCGGTGATCGTCGTGGGAGCCCACGAGATCAGCCATACCGAAGTGAGGCCGGTGGTGACAGCCGGAGGCGACCCGGCCGCCGCGGCCTGCGCCGAGATGATGTTGTCACCGTTGGCAGCCGCGCGGTTGCTGTAGCGCGGTGAGAGCCCCATGAACCGCTCGGGGTTGACGTCGGTGTTGCCGTAGAAGAGGGTCTGAGCGAACGTCTGTGACATCCCCTCCATGATCCCGGTCGCTTCGCTCATGCGGAAAGCCGCCTGGTCGGAGTACATCTCAACCAGGTCCTTGTCCGGCTCGGAGCGGTTCTCCAGCATCCCGCAAGTGTCGTCAACCTGCGTGGTCGTGGTCTTGGAGGGAGGGACGCCTCCATAGAGCTTGCGCCAGATGCCAGCCGGGATACCCGTGCGGATTGTCCCGCGCATTCCTGTGGGCAGGTTGCCCTCGACCCACGGCATGTCCTGGATCGCTTCGTTGGATTGGTTCAGAACTTCAGCGATGACTGCGGGCGAACCATCTGGGTCCGTCCGTTTCGCCACGTCGAGAAGGGTGCTGTACTGCGTACCCAAAGTTGCCATTGACTACTCGTTGCGTCTCTAGGACGCCTTGGGAAGTGTGTTGCCGAACAGAACATCGGCCGCTCGCTTTTCCTGCGGCCCCGTGGTCCCGTTCGTTCCCGCCGACGAATCCTCCTTGATCGCTTGCCCCACCTTCAAGGCGAAGCGCGCGAACTGGAGGTGGGTCTCGACGGGCTGCTTGTCGAGAAACGCTTTGAACCCTTGCCCCCCGAAGGCTTCGACGGCCCGCTGCATGGTGGCTGCATTTGCCACGGCGTTGGCGCCGCCCAAGATCGGGTCTTTCGCGATGGACGCCATGATTTCAGAAGCGTGGGCCTTCTGTTCCGGCGTGCCAGGCGTAGCTATCGCTTTCTGCTGCGCCTCGTAGGCTGCGATCTCCCCCTTAACGAACTCGGTTTGGAACGTGACGAGGGCCTGGGCTTGCTCCTGGGAGAGCCCATGGGTCTTCGCCAGCGTCTTGAATCCGTCGAGGGCTGTGGCATTCAGGGCCACACCATCTGGGACCTTGAAGTCGGTGTACTTCTCAGGCGCCCCCTGGGAGACCGTTGCGTCTACGGCTGGTGCTCCAGGGACGGCCGGTTGTACCGTTGGGACTACTACTGTCGGCGTCGGCGAGGCTGGCGCCGTTGCTGCTGGTGTTGCTGGCGGCGTGACTACTGGAGTTGCCGCCTGTGTTGCTTCACTCATCTTCGATCTCCTCGGACTCTGGAATGGGTTTGTTGGTCGGCGCGATGCGGCGCGCTAGGATCGCGGCCTCAACCGCTTGCCAGAATTTCGGGTCGCACTTGATGATCCGTTCTCGTAAGCCGACAGCGATGGCGCGCTTGCCTGCATCCGGAACGGGAGCATAAAGCCCGCATTCGTCTATAAAGGTCGCGACGAAGCGTTGCCCCTGCGGGCTCGAAAAGATGAACCGCTCGTCCGACTCGTGCTGGCGGTTGCGCTGCTCCATCGTGTCGCGCACGGCCTTCCTTGCTCTCGGGTCGGCGGCGGGACCAATTACGGTGTCGCTCATGCCTGTCCCTGCGGCAACATCTGCCCCATCTTCTCAAGCGGGTTGCCTGGTACGGGTTGAGTCTCGGCCCCGACCTGCATGGCGACCATGGCGTCCTTCATGGGCTTCGCCATGGCGGCAAGCTGCTCGGCCTGCTGCTGCTTGGCACGGTCGGCTCGGATGATGGCGATTTCTTGCGTATCTCTAATGATGTGCGGCGGAGTGCCGAGAGCCTTGGCGAACTCTTCGAGCGCGGCGTCGCCGTCGAAGCCGTCCATGACGGTGGGTTGCACGGAGGCTAGCTCCATCATGTAGCGCGTGGTGCGCTCTATGGAATCGGTCGCGACCATCCTCTGCGCTACCGAGAGAGGGCCGATGAACTCTACCCCGAGGTTGACCCCTGAAAGCTCTGGAGGCGGCGGCTCGATCTCTCCGCGGCGCCACATGATCGCAAACACGCGATCTACAAACGGCTTCAGCTTCTCGCGCTCCATCCTCTGAATCGTCGGCCCGACCTGGAGCAGCCTCTCTTCTTTCTTGGCGCGGATCTCTTCGGCGGTGACTCCCGACCTTTCCTCGTTGGCTATCAAGAGGAAGAGGTCAACGGCGAGCGAGGAGTCGATTTGCGACTCGATGTCGTGAAGCTCGTTCCTGGCTTCCACGAAGATGCGAGTGTCCACTAAGACGGCTGGCTCGATCTTGGCATGCGGCCCAGAAGGGTCGTAGTAGTTGGTCTGGCCGGGGAGAGTCGTTGTGCCGCCCTGCTGCTGGTGAGTCGAAGGCGCATTCATGGGAGGGCGGACGAGCATGTCGAGAGCTTGGAGCCTGGCCTTCTCGAACTTCTGTAGGCCCATTGCGGCGCCAAGACCATCTGCGGCTGGAGGCGTGCCGTAGACATCCTCTCCGGTCTTGTCCCAACGGGAGCACATGACTGGGAACTCTCGGTAGCCGGATTCGCGAAGGTACTTGTCCTCATTCCCGGCGGTCTCAAACCAGCACGAGGAGTAGGGCATGTCCCGGTAGTGCATGGAGCCGTACTCGCGATTCTTCCTGGGCTTGACGGCGTGGATGATCTCGATGGGTGAGTGGTAGTTCTTCGCGGTCCAGAGGTTCTTGACGTGGACGGAGCAGTTCTCGATGCCGAACTTCTCCACGAGGTTCTTTACGGTCATGGTGGTGCGGTGATACCAGGTGTCCACTTCGCCGCGGGGTGAGTTGGCGATGACGAACGAGCCGACCGGAGCGACGTAGCACCGGATCATGTCCAGGTCGTCGTCTTCAACGAAGAGCGAGGAGACGCCGAACACAACGTCGTCCCCGTATGACTCGTGGAGGCTGTCGTAGGTATTCGTGCGTGCGATCCTTGAGAACATCCGAAGCTGCGTCCGGTACATCCACTCCTTGACCGGCTGGTAATCGGCGAGGTCTGGATCTTCGGTGGTGAGCGCGAACCAAGGGCGAGCGCGAGACGTCAACCCACCCTGGAGGCCAGCGCGAGCTACCCGCACGGCCATCAACGCGCGGTTCCTTGCGTTTTTGGTGTTTCGCTTCGGGCGGTTGGCGTCACTACTAAGGAAGCGGGAGCGACGCGGCTGGAAGTAGTCAGAGAGGTCCCGGTACCAGGAGTCCCACCAGGTACGCTCCATGAGAAGCGCGGCGTATTCCTTGCGGGCGTCTTGGACCCCGGAGTC